CAATAAAGAAGAATCTATCGAAGATTTCGTTTCCGGATTACAAAGGAAACTCAGATCAAAGATTTTGAAGCATAATATAAAAAAAGACAGTGATGAGGATACTGTTACAATAGAATTTCTTGATGAAGCCGGATATCCTGAAGAATATTATGTTGTTTCGAATTTTCTATTTGAAGAAATAAAAAAAAGTTTATAATGGAACTCGTAAAGCCAAGTATATTAAACAATTCACAAAGAAAAAGAATATTCTCGATGTCTCGACAGGCAGGGTTGAGCTCTGATGAGCTTCACTCTCTTCTTCCCGAGTGGTGCGGCGGAGCTTCACTTTCTTCGGAGAATGGAATATCTGTAGTACAGGCAAATAAGGTGATCATTGCTTTGAATAAAATGATTTCAAGTAAATCCTCCGTAAAGGGAAATCCGACGGAAAGACAGATGAATGCAATTAAGACTTTACAGTCGGTCCTTAAATGGAGTGATGTATCGCTCGAAAGATTTATTTATCGAACAGTAAAAAAGGTATCATTAGCAAGTATAACATTTCATGATGCCTCCGCTTTAATAAGCGGATTGAACAGAGTAAAAGAAAGCTTCCTTCAAAAAAAATCCGTAAAATCTCAAAATCAAAACTCGCAATTTGCATAGAGAGAAAGTAATTGAGGAATCAAGAAAGCTCGGCATAGCAGATGAACGGAAAATCCGAAACATGGAAATTCTTGAAGAGTTCATCGAGTTAAGAAATCAATTCACTAACTATGAGGAAGCGATTGATATACTCGCTTACAAGTTTTATCTCTCACAGTCCTCAATTCAGAAGATTGTAATAGGTTATAAAAAGCACAAATAAATTTGACTGACATAAAAGCTCTAAAGCCGCAGATCAAGACATTATTTCTTTCCGGTACAGATGTCCCGGAAATATGCGATTCTTTCCGGGCAGTAAATCCATCAACAGTATATACCTGGATTCGAAAAGAAGGATGGCGTGAGCTTCGGGATAAGAAGCTTCAGTCATTCAACGACTCCCCTGAGATGCTTCTGCAAATGCTCGATACAATGATTACAGGACTGGGTAAGCAGGTTAATGACCCTGTTCAGGTAGCGAAGATAGCGGATTCAATTTCGAAGATTGTGAAATCCATTAAGACATTAAGTAAAGACAAAGACCGTCTTGGTAATGTCTTGTTTGTCATAGGCGAACTCGGTAAACACATGAATGAACAGAGTAATCACGTCTTATTTGATGAAGAATTCAGGAGCAAGTTTGATAAGCTTCTTGAAAGCTTCCAATCAAAGATGATTCTGAAATTTAATCCAAAAAATCTATCTTAAACAAAATGTTAAAATCTACTTATAAAAAGTTTAAAGAAAAATATGAACATGATAAAGAGACGGGACTCTTGTTTATCTCATACTTTAATTTTATTGGGGAGTGGGATAAAGATAAAAAGAAATATATAAAGATGCTGAAGATAGAAGGTGATTTAATGAGAGGTACTATTTCACGTGCAACAAAGGAGCGATTCGGATGATTAACGAAAGAGATTTTCAAAAAAAGTTTGAAGAGCTTCGGCTTTGGATTCGGACGTCGGTACAGATATTCAAGGATGACTCTCCGGAGGCTAAAGCCGATAGAATATTTAAAGCGGAGAAGGATAAATTCTATTTTGCCAAGACTTATTTTCCGCATTACTGTGAAGATAAATTTGCAGATTGCCATACAGAAATGTTTGATCTGGCGGATACGTACAATATTCCTGTTGTGATTGCTGGAGCCAGAGAACTGGCTAAGACTACAATCGTTTCTTTTTTCGATGAACTTCATAAGACTTGTTTCAAGAAAAATAAATTCACGATGTTCATTTGTGATACTCAGGAGACAGCTGCTTCAGAGTTTCTTCTCCCTATCAGAGCAGAGCTGGAGGAGAATCCCCGATTATTAAATGACTTCGGGGAGCAAAAGACAAGCTTATGGAAAATGGAGGATTTTGTAACACGTTCAGGTAAGAGATTCCTTGCGCTCGGTCCGAGGATGGGAGCAAAAGGCAAAAAGCACAAAGCAAGCAGACCTGACAGAGTAATTATTGAAGATTTGGAAAATCAAAATTCACCTAAGAAAAAATCCATTCTTAAACGTCGTTTAAAGTTTCTTTTAACCGATGTTATGAAAGGTGTAAATTCAAAAAAATGGCAGTTTATTTTTCTTGGAAATTATTTTTCAAAAAAAACTATTCTTCATATACTTCTTAAAGAAGAAAGGTTTAAACATTGGATTCGTAAAATATTTGAATGGATAATTGAAGATAATAACGGAAAGCAATATTCCTCCTGGGAATCCAGGATACCTTTAAAGAAGCTTCTCGAAGAACAGCTCGATGACCCTGTCACATTCAGGACTGAGAGACTTCAGAAACCGGATGACGAAGACGCTACTTTTCAGGAAGAGTGGATTCAGTATTATGAGCCGGAAGATATAGCATCTCTTAAATTACCTGTTGTTTCTTTCAAAGACCCCTCAGCAGGCAAAGGTGAGGAAAATTGCTACAAAGCAATAATCTATCTTGCGGTAGATAAAGGAAATGCTACATATTATGTCAGGCATGCATGGATCAAGAAGACAAGTAAATGGAGAGCTATTAATGCTCAGATAGATTTATCCGAAGAATATAATTCCGCTGTTGACGGAGTTGAATCAAACGGATATCAGGCGACTGAAAAAGAAGATTATGAAATCCTTGAAAAGCAGAGAGGCAGAAGATTCAATTTGAAACTAATATTAAACACGTTGCCAAAGGAAGTAAGAATCGGCTCTCTGCAGTCTCCGATTCAAAGAGGATATATAAAATTTATCCGAAATCATTCGGATCAGAATCTTCTTGTCGAACAGCTGCTTGATTTTCCAGATGGAGATTTTATTGATGGTCCCGATGCGCTCGCCGGAGCGAAGGATGTTGCGGATAAATATATTTTGAAAAAATCAAAGAAAGTGAGGGCGGATATTTTAGGTTAATACTGTGTGATTTTTTATTTTGATTTGATGATTAACGAAAGGAGATACGATGAAAACGCCGATAAGCTATTATGGTGGGAAGCAGATGATGGCTTCCAAAATACTGAATTTAATTCCTGCTCATAATTTATATTGTGAGCCGTTCTTTGGTGGTGGTGCAATTTTCTTTGCAAAAGAAGTGAGTAATGTTGAAGTCATTAATGACCATGATGAAAGAGTTATGAACTTTTATCGTGTAACAAAATCTCATTTCAATGAGCTTAAAACTTTGATTGAACAGACTTTACACAGCCGGAAGCTTCATGATGAATCAGAATTTGTTCTGAAAAATCCGATTCTTTTCAGCCGTTTAAAGCAAGCCTGGGCATTTTGGGTTCAGACAAATATGAGCTACGGTTCATGTATGTTTGGAGGTTATGGATATGCCAGGAAGAAAAATTCGACTGAAAAGAAAATCATGAATAAGAGAAATAATTTTATTCAGGACTATCAAAAAAGGTTAGAATGCACACAGATTGAATGTATGGATGCTTTGAAAGTAGTTACTAGCCGTGACGCAAAGGAATCATTTTTTTACTGTGACCCGCCTTATTTCAATGCTGTTATGGGACATTACGGCGGATATACAAAAGATAACTTTGAAGACTTACTGAAAACTTTGAGTGGTATAAAAGGTAAATTTTTAATGTCGAGTTACGACTCGGACATTTTAAAAAAATATACCGGAAAACATAAGTGGCAACAGAGAAAGATTGAGATGAATTTAAGCATGTCGTTGGGAAAGAAAAAAATTGAAGTGCTTACTTCAAATTATAATTTAAACAAACATGAAAAAGAAAGCTCCGGTAATCCCGGTTAAAAAAACCGGAAAGGTAAGTGTGAATTACGTCACGCTTAATCTCGGTAATCCGGCTACAAAAAATATTTCAAACATAATACGGAAATCCTCTTCTCAGATAACAGATGACAGAGAAAGTATAATCGGTGTTTCATACTTTAAGCCGTTTATTGCTCGTGAACTTGCACGCAATTTCTTCGAGCAAAACGCTTATCATAGCCGATGTATATTCTTAAAAGCGGCTTGTGTAGGATTAATAGGGTATGATGTAATTACGGATGATGAAAATATATCTGATGTATCTTCTCATCCGGAATATTTAAAGCTCACCTCATTCTTAGAAAAGGTGAATGATGATGATGAAAATATAGAGGACATAATTCGTGGTTATCTGATAGACCGGTATACCTTTGCTGATAGTTATGTCGAATGCGTAAACAACAAGAAAGGTGAGCTTTCTGAATTGTATAATTTAAAAGCATACTCGACGTATGTTCGTACACAAAATAAAAATATTTTCTTTGTTCAGAAAAAAGGAACTAAAACTACTGAGTTCCGCAAAATAAATTCCAAATCAAGGATTGAATTAAACGAGATATTATGGTCTAAAACATTTAATCCGTTCAATGATTATTACGGATATCCTGATTGGTATTCCGCTCTTGGAGACCTGGCGCTTGACAGATCCGCTGTTACTTTCAATCTTAAAAAATTTGAAAATGATTTAATGATATCCTTTGCGATAATTTGCGAGGGTGGAGAAATTGATAATGAAGGACTTGGAAAAATTCAGGATTTTTTAAGAGATAATTATAAAGGAGTCGCAAATTCAAATAAAGTTCTATACATAAATTCGGATGACCCGAATGTGAAAATTCGGGTTGAAAGAATTCAAGCTGAGGTGAGAGATGTCTCATTCTCAAAACTTAGAGAAGTATCCAGAGACAGCATTATAGTAGCACATGGTTTGTTGCATAAACTACTCGGAGTTGCCACTCCAGGACAGCTCGGCTCAGGGAATGAAACGGATTCACAATTCAGAGTAATGAATGAAACAATAATCAGACCCGAGAAAAAAGACCTGGAGAATAAACTTAATTATATTTTTAAGCATAAGCTTGGAATTTCAAAATTTAAAATTCAATTCAAAGAGCTTCTTGTTGATATGTTTAAGGATCTTGTAGATTCTATCATGAAATTAAAATCTGGAGATATAATTGACAGAAACGAAGCTCGTATGGAATTAGGATGGGAAGCTGAAGAAGAGAATCCTGATTTAAATTCGGAAGACAAAATTGACAAAATGTTAAAGCAGATTCGGGTGCTAAAAAAAGAATTACAGCAATGAATTACACTTTAAGTAAATTGTTTGATAAGCATCTCTCGGATATTGAAACCGAGCTGGAAAATATCAAATCTATTTTGATAGTAAAATCAAAATCTTCAGAAAAAAAATATAAAAAATATTTATCCACACTTCAAAAGTTACTTACTGACTCTTATGATTCCCAAACTAAGCAAGCACTGAAAGAAGTAGTTGATTACTTGCTTTCTCTAAACAGGATAAATTTTTCTGATGCTGATATAAAAAAAATCGATTCAATTTTAAAAGCTCGGCTTGGTAAAGGTTTAAAAGATTTGGTTGTAAATAAAATTTATAAAATAGCTGAATTGTTTTATTCTTTGGGAGCTGAGGAAATTGCTGATGCTATTCATTTTGAATTTTCATTCGAACTTTCTGACACAGATGCAGTAACAGCTTTATTTGAACAGTTTAATTTTTGGATTGGGAACTATTACGGAGATCAGGTTCAAAGTGAGATTAAAGAGACTTTAAAAGGTTATTTCGATGCGGATAAAACCATTGAAGAAGTAGCATTGGAGTTTTCAAAAAAGTTTGAAAAATACTCTGAAAATGGAATGGAATATTTTGAAGGGCTTGCCGAGCATACATCTAATAGGGTCAGAGCGATAGGACAAGTCACCGCTATGGAGAGAGCAGGTGTGGATTCATATCAAATCATTTCCATCATAGATGCCAGGACTTCGGAGATATGTAAATTTATGGATGGAAAAATTTTTGATTTGTCCCGAGCCACAGATTACAGAGAAAAAATTTTATCTTTAAAAAATCCGAAGGAAATTAAAGATTATTCGAAGTGGATTACTCCGAAAGAATTACAGGCAATTCAGGATCAAAAAATCTCTGACCCAGATCTTCCGGCTGGTTTAACAATTCCACCATTTCACTGGAGATGCCGGTCAACCATCCGGGCTTTTTTCAAGTAGTAGTGGGTGGGTCGCTGATGCGGGGAGAGCTTGCCTGAATTTGTTACAATAACAGAGTGACAAAAAGTTCAAAAATAAAAAATACCGTGTCAATTTAAGACATAATTGCAAATTTTATATATTGCGATTTTGACTAAATTTTAAAGGAAGTTAAAAATAATGTGTCATTTCATGTCCACTATTTTCCTCTTTTCTGCAAAAAGTAAAGAATACCGTGTCATATAGATTTTTATAACTTCCTTAAAAATAAATAACTTAGCAAAAACCAAAATAAAATTTAAACTGGCTCCCCTTAA